AAATTAATGGCATCAATACAATTAACACAAATTTGTTTAGCATCAACATCTCCTCCAACATCTCCAACTACAATGTTTATAGTGGAAGGGTCAGGATCTTTTATTGCAGTAAACCCACTTATGTTGAGTGCTGTGGGACCAGTATATCAACAAGATGGTAGTATTATAAATGTACGTCAAGTGTATATAAAAGGGGCTTTGTTAACCAATTTATGTTAGTGATAGTTATGCTACTGTAAAAGCTTATATAGATGCCTTATAAAAACACAACGATATGATAGTAAGATTATTTGATATACAAAACAATAAAGTTATACCTTCTGAGCATTGTTATGCTCTACCATTTCTTAAAAAAATAATGGAAACATATCCTGATACTTATATGCAAGTATATCAATATGTATTTTATATGAGTTGTCCTAATCCAGATTTAAATCCATTCTTTAATCTTCCTGAACATGAAAAAGAAGATATTATTATTGAAGAGGTTGGATTAGAAGAATCTCCAGAAGATGGAAAAATTAGATATGCGTTGGATATGTGTAAACAAATGTATGAAACACCAACATATAGGGCTTATGTAGGTATTAAGGCTATGTTAGACAGATTAGCAAGGTATATGGAGGTTACCCCTATAGAACATGGTAGAGACGGTAATATGAACTCTATGATAAATGCTGCTGCTAAATTTGAACAGATTAGACAATCATATAAAGGTGCATTTACGGATATGAAAAATGAACAAGAGAGTTCAGTACGTGGAGGAGCAGGGTTGGCTTATGATCAACTATGATAAACAAAAAAAATGAATCTGAATGGCATTTTTGCTATTGGGATGAACCAGAATTTAATAATACAAAAAAAACTAACAACGATGGCACAACAAGTAATACCAGTAGGAAAGAAAATTTTGATAAAACAAAAGAAAGCAGAGACAATGACTAAATCAGGTTTTATTTTACCTGAAATGGCAATTAAAAAAGAATGCATAGGTACTGTAATGGGTATAGGTCAGTCTGTAGAAGAAATTAAAATTGGAGATGTTGTTCAATATACTGAACATTGTTTACCTACAGCTATGCAGCATGATCAAGAAGAACATTTACTTATTCAAGAAGGAGATGTCTTTGCAATTTTAGTTGAAGTAGCGGATGTATAAAACTATTCCTACATATACTAATGGAATATGGTTAACAACAGATTTTGAAACAGAAGACTCATTTATAAAATATATACTAAGTATATTTAAAGAGCCAGGACAATATGGCTTTACTGATATATCCTATGAGTTTAATAGTGAAGCTAAAAACTTTAATACTCAAGGATTTTATTGTAATTCTCCTTTTAGGTCTAAAGATTTTACTAATTATTGGGAAGATCAAAAAAACAAATGTAGAACAGGTGTTATATACAATGATGGACCAAAAAGTTTTTTCTTAAGTAGAGATTACTACATGTGGTTAAATTTTTTACCAATATTTGATAAAGAAGAAAAACGTTATGGATTTGCTAAGGTAAGAGATGCTCAATATCACATGGCACTTTATGAGTTGTTAGCTGAGTTAACTAATAAGCATTCTGCTATATTAAAAAAACGTCAGATAGCTTCTTCCTATTTTCATATGGGTAAGATTATTAATCAATACTGGTTTGAAGAAGGATCTATATGTAAAGTAGGTGCTTCACTAAAAGATTTTATTAATGACAAGGGATCTTGGAAATTTTTAGATGAATACAAAACATTTCTTAATGAACATACTGCTTGGTATAGACCTAGTAATCCTGAAAAGGTATTATTATGGCAACAACAAATAGAAGTTAAAGTAAACAATAGAAAAACAGCAAGAGGATTAAAATCTAAAATACAAGGTGGATCATTTGAAAAAAATGCAACAACTGGAGTAGGTGGACCATGTACATACTTTTTTCATGAAGAAGCAGGTATAGCACCAAAGATGTCAGATACATATGAGTACTTACGTCCAGCTATGTCTTCTGGTATGATGACAACAGGTATGTTTATAGCAGCAGGATCTGTAGGAGATCTACAACAATGTAACCCATTAAAAGAAATGATCTTAAATCCTGGAGCAAATGATATATACGCTGTAGAAACCAACCTAATGGACGCTGATGGCACCATAGGTATGGCAGGGCTCTTTATACCTGAACAGCACTCTATGCCCCCTTACATTGATGATTATGGTAATTCATTAGTAGACGAAGCTGTACAAGCAATTATAGAAGAAAGATCAAAATGGAAGAATGAATTAAATGGAGAACAGTTTCAATTAAGAATTTCTCAAAAACCAATGAATATTGCTGAAGCTTTTGCATATAGAAAGGCATCAATATTTCCTCAAGGTGTTTTATCAAAACAACAAAAAAGAATTGAAGAAAAAGAATATCCATATGAGTTAATAGAATTAGATAGAGATGAAAAAGGTATAATTGCTAAAAGAACTAATAAACTTCCTATAAGTAAATTTCCCGTAGATAAAAAACAAATAGATAAAACAGGTACTATTGTAGTTTGGGAAAGACCAATAAAAAGTCCTGAATTTGGGGCATACTATGCATCTATTGATCCTGTGTCAGAAGGAAAAACAACTACTTCAGATTCGTTATGTAGTATTTTTGTATATAAAAATGCAATGGAAGTAATAAGAACTACTGAATCTGGTGAAGTAGAACAATTTATAGAAAAAGATAAAGTAGTTGCAGCATGGTGTGGAAGATTTGATGATATTAATAAAACTCATGAAAGATTAGAATTAATAATAGAATGGTATAATGCTTGGACATTAGTTGAAAATAATATATCATTATTTATACAACATATGATTGCTAGAAAAAAGCAACGCTATTTAGTACCTAAACAACAAATACTATTTCTAAAAGATTTAGGTTCTAACAAAACTGTATACCAAGAATATGGATGGAAAAATACAGGTACATTATTTAAAAGTCATTTGATTTCTTATGCTATAGAGTTTTTAAGAGAAGTAATAGATGAGGAAACAGATGTGAATGGTGTAGTAATAAATCAAACATTAGGAGTGGAAAGAGTACCTGATCCTATGCTGATAAAAGAAATGTTAGCATATTATCCTGGATTAAACGTAGATAGATTAGTTGCATTTGGTGCATTAATAGCATTTGTAAAAATACAACAGTCTAACAGAGGATATACTAAAAGACGTGAATCAGAGGGTAAATCTTTGGTAAACTCAGAAAATTTGTATAAATTAAAGTATAGTCCGTTTAAAAATATTGGACGTAGTTCAACATCCAGAACTGGCAGACGAAATAGATCAGGATTTAAAAATATTAAATAAAGTCAACTTAATAAAACACCGAATGAAAGTATTAAACGCAATGCAGTTAAAGAATGGTGCCAAGGCTGAGGGAGGCCCTACGTATTCAAGCTTAACACAACCCATACAGTTTTTACCTTCTTCAGAAAAAACTGATGATTGGGCAGCATGGAATTTAGATTGGTTAGAACTACAAGGTGTGGAATTTTTAAGATCAAATGCAAGAAGACTTTTAAAAAATTATAAGTTAGCAAAAGGTATTATTGATAAGTCTGATTATATAATTGAAGAAGATAATGACTATAAAGATATGATGGATGTTTTAACAAAAGAAAATGATTCTGCGTTAGAACTTAAATTTTATCCTATTGTTCCAAATGTAATTAATGTATTAAGCGGTGAGTTTAGTAAACGTTATAACAAGGTACAATTTAGAGCTGTTGATGATAAATCATATAATGAAATGTTAGCTCAGAAAAAAGCAGATATAGAAGATACTCTATTAGCTGATGCTGAAATACAGTTAATTCAAAAAATGATAGAAGCTGGTATGGATCCAGCATCTGAAGAAGCACAACAACAATTATCTCCGGATAATTTAAAAACACTTCCTGAAATAGAAGATTACTTTAGTAAATCTTATAGAAGTAGTATAGAAGAATGGGCAACTCACCAATTAAATGTGGATGAGGAAAGATTTAAAATGCATGAGCTTGAGGAAAGAGGTTTTCGTGATATGCTTATTGCAGATAGAGAGTTTTGGCATTTCCGTATGTTAGAGGATGACTATGATGTAGAGTTATGGAATCCTGTATTAACGTTTTATCAAAAATCTCCAGATCAAAGATATATAGCTGATTCTAACTATGTAGGTAAAGTTGATTTAATGACTGTATCGGATGTAGTGGATAAATATGGTTATTTAATGGATGAAAGACAATTATCATCTTTACAAAGAATATATCCAGCACGTTCTGCACAATATCAAGTTAATGGTTATCAAAATGATGGATCATACTATGATGCAACTAGATCTCATGAATGGAATACAAATATGCCAGGTTTAGCATATAGACAATATGTAAGTAATTATGGAGCTGATCCTGCAGCAGGGGGAGATATACTTTCTCAAATACTTTCTCAAAGTGAAGATTTAGAACAATGGGGTGATGGTAACTTAATGAGAGTATCTACAATTTATTGGAAGACTCAAAGAAAAGTAGGTCATTTAACTAAGATAGAATTTGACGGAGAAGTAACACAAGAAATTATAGATGAATCATTTAAGGTAAGTGAGAAACCAGTTTATGATACATCAATATTTAAAAACAAATCTAAAGATACATTGTTACAAGGTGAACATGTTGAATGGATTTGGATTAATGAAGTATGGGGTGGAGTAAAAGTTGGACCTAATGTACCAGCTATGTGGAGAACTACAATGGATGACAATGTTAATCCTATATACTTAGGTATTAATAGAGAAAAACCAGGAAGATTACCTTTTCAATTTAAAGGTGAGAATTCATTATATGGTTGTAAACTACCTGTAGAAGGTAGAGTTTTTTCTGATAGAAATACTAGATCAACATCTTTAGTAGATTTAATGAAAGCTTATCAAGTAGGATACAATATGGTTAACAACCAAATTGCAGATATTCTAATAGATGAATTAGGAACAGTGATTATGTTTGATCAAAATGCTTTACCACGTCACTCTATGGGAGAAGATTGGGGTAAAAACAATTATGCAAAAGCATTTGTAGCAATGAAAGATTTTCAGATGCTGCCATTAGATACATCTATTACCAATACTGAGAATGCTACTAACTTTAATCACTACCAAACTCTAAACATGGAGCAAACTAGTAGATTAATGTCTAGAATACAATTAGCAAACTATTTTAAACAACAATGTTTTGATTCTATTGGTATTAACCCACAAAGATTAGGTGGAGCTGTATCTGCAGAAACTGCAACAGGTGTAGTAAATGCAATGCAACAATCATATGCACAAACAGAAATATATTTTGTACAGCATTCAGATCATTTAATGCCTAGAGTACATCAAATGAGAACTGACTTAGCTCAGTTTTATAATAGTACTAATCCAAGTCTTAGATTATCTTATATCTCTACAGAGGCTCAGAAGGTTAATTTTACTATGAATGGCACTGATCTATTACTTAGAGATTTTAATGTATTTGCAACTACTAAGACTAATCACAGAGCAGTTTTAGAACAACTTAAACAAATGGCATTAACTAACAATACTACTGGAGCATCAATTTACGAGCTAGGTAATATTGTTAAAGCTGATTCAATATCTGAAATAACAGATATCTTAAAAGATTCAGAAAATAGAGTTGAGCAACAAAGAGCTCAAGATATGCAGCAACAACGTCAAATGCAAGAACAACAACTTCAAGCTAAAGCACAAGAAGATCAGCAGAAACTTCAAGTTGAAATACAAGAAAATGATAAAGACAGACAAAATGATATTACTATTGCAGAGATTAGATCGGCAGGTTTTGGAGCACAAGTAGATATAAATCAAAATCAAGTATCTGATTATCAAGATGCAATGAAAGATATTAGAGAAACTACAAGATTTCAAGAACAAACAAATCTTAAGCGTGATGAGATGGCAATGAAAGGAACTATGGAATCAGAAAGATTACAAGTTGAAAGAGAAAAAATTGCTGCTACAAGAGATGTTGCTAACAAAGATCTACAAATTGCAAGAACTAACAAAAATCAATACGATGTTAAAGATTCTAAGAAATCTAATAATAAATAATTGACGTTAGCTATATACTGCAAAAAACTTTGCATAAATCTAAAATAATAAAAGTTTATCTATTGTGGTATAGCTAAACTTTTATTATATTGTATATATAAGTACTAAATATTAAAACCAACAATATTATGAATACAAAAGAAACTACTGTGAATAGTAATGTAGAAACATTAGATATTAATTTAGATGAGATCTTTAACGGTGCTCCAAGCGCTGGTGATGTAACATTACCTGAAGAAAGTAAATCTCAAACTAATATTTTATCTGGGTTAAATAAAAAAGCTGATTTTTCATTTACTGATGTAGATGAAGACGGTGTAGATAATTTAACTAAAAAAGAATCTGTAGAACCAGAATCTAAAAAAGAAGAGGAATCAAAAGATGTTTTACCAGAATCTAAAAAGGTATCAAAAGAAGAAGTA